TTTTTCACGGTTTCCTCGCGGTCGTCGTCGCGCTGGGTGAGGGGCTCGCCCCGATCCTTCAGCAGATGGTGCCGATTCTTGTTCCTATCGTTGAGCAGCTGGGTGCGGCGCTCCTGCCGATCATCCAGGCCCTCCTGCCGGTGATCCAGGAGCTAATCACCCAGCTGGGGCCGGTTGTGGCGGAGTTGCTTCCGCAGATCCTTCCGCACATTGTGACGATTGTGCAGGTTCTTTCTGCCGCACTGATCCCCGCGATTCAGGCAGTAGGGGCGACTATGCAGGTCGCGATTCCGGTGGTGGTCGGTGCCTGGCAGGTGATCTCCGGTGCCGTCACGACCGCGGTCAACCTCATTCGAGGAGTCGTGAACACGGTGATGGGCCTGCTCAGTGGTGACTGGTCGAGGGCCTGGAACGGCATCAGCCAGGTCGGGCAGGTTGTATGGAATATCATCCGGACGTCGTTCCTCTCGTTCATGAACCTCCTGAGGATATCTGCTCAGACCTCCATGAACTTCCTGTCGTCCATCATCAGTGGGGCCTGGAACTTCATCTCCTCCATATTTAACTCCGGGATGTCCCACGCCCGTAGCATAATCAGCGCTGGCTGGAACTTCATCACCAGTCACACCTCCGCGGCCTGGAATTCCCTGCGGAGTGTAGTTTCTTCGGGAATTAATGCGGTGAGGAGTTTCATTAGCGCTGGCTGGAACTTCATCATCAGCCACACATCATCTGCCTGGAACAGTATTCGGAGCGTTGTTTCCTCTGCTGTCAATGCGGTGAGGAATTTCATCAGCTCCGCATGGAATGCTGCCCGGTCCCTTACGTCTGACGCCTGGAACGCTATGCGTGCCGCCGTGTCGGCTGGGGTCAGTGGGGTAATCAGTTTCGTCAGTTCCCTGCCGGGTAGGATCATGGGGATCTTCTCTGGAGCCGGGTCGTGGCTGATCACGGCTGGCCGCAACATCATCCAGGGCTTCATTAACGGGATCACCTCAATGTTCGGGGCTGTGCAGAGTAAGCTCTCCAGCCTTACGAGCATGCTCCCCTCATGGAAGGGTCCCGCCCCGGTTGACAAGGTTATCCTTAAGGACGCTGGTCAGCTGGTCATGCAGGGCTTCATTGACGGCCTTGAATCCCAGTACGGGGCTGTGCGAAAGTCCCTACAGAGTTTCACGGAGGACCTCTCGAAGGATGTGGCCCCTGAGATCGCTGCGTCCGTGTCGACGTCGTTCGAGAAGGCAAGGCCGCGCAAGGACTCACTGAACGCCTTGGCTTCGAGTTCCTCGGTGCAGGATGAGCGCAGGGCTGCTGGTACAGTGAACATCACCAACTACTACCCGCAGGCGCAGAGTGACTCTAAGACTCGTGACGATGTTGCTGACGGTATTCGTCTCGCTTCAAGTATCTAGGATGGGCGCATGAGTAGTGAGTACTTCCTGAACGGTGTCGACCTTGACCAGCCGGGGAGGTGGAGGGTCATGCAGGGGACTCTTCTCCCTGCCGTTGCGGCGCCTCGCCTGCATTCTACTGAGGTGCCGATCAGGAGTGGGATACTGGATGGTGCGGGTGAGCGTGTCGGTACGTTCAAGGTGACTGTCGCGTTCATGGTTGAGGGTGCGGATCGCGCTGGCCTTGATCGTAACTGGCAGGCTCTCATGGCGTTTCTGAGGGCCTCAAGCAGGCTGACTGCCCTACAGCATCGCCCGTCGGGCGCTAGCCCGAAGGAGGCGCTCGTGCGGCTCGTGAGTGTGTCTCAGCCGTCCTGGCGGTACGGGGAGTGGGCTATCGACACTACGGTCATCTTCGAGGCCGTGGAGGGCGTATGGAAGGATGTGTCGCCCGTGGAGGCTCCGCTCACTGACCTCGGCGCGCTTGCGGGCGGCGCGGCACCCATATCCGATGCTGTCCTGCGCCTGTCGCCCACCGCTAACACGGCCACGATCCTTGATGTCACGTCCGACACCTCACTCACGTGGCGCGGCGTGGCTGCCGCTGGGCAGCATCTTCTGGTTGATGTCGCCTCCTACTCTGCGTGGAGGCAGGAGTCCGACGGCTGGGAGCCAGCACAGGGTGCGGTAGACGCTTCCCCGGAGATCAGCATGTCCCCAGGCGGGCTGACCCTCACTCCCAACCATGAGGGCAAGATAGTCCTCAAGGTAACGGGGGCGACAGGCTATATTCGCGCAAGGAGGGCGTACTGATGCGCCGCTCATACTTCCCGGGCATGCAGCTGCGCGCCGTGGCCTACGAGGTTCAGGGCGCCAAGATCGGCGTCGTGCCTGACGTGCTTGAGATGACTGTCACTACCCCTATGGGGAAGACGCCCACCCTGTCTATGACTTACGCGCCCGGCCCGAAGGCTGTTCGCGGAGGGGTGCTTGAGCGTGAGGTAGAGGTTGCCATTGAGGCCACCTTCGACGGCAACACCTGGGAGGAGCTCCCGGACGCCCGCTTCGTCACCCAGAAGACCGAGCACAACCTGGTCAATGACGGGACCCACTCACGCAAGGTTGAGGCCATCCATGTGAGCGACTACCTCAAAGAGGCCCTGGTCTGGTCCGTGCCGGAGGTGGCAAAGGACAAGGACGGCAAGTACAAGTTCCTGTCCCGCAACGCCGGCACCATCATCAGCACCATCTGGGGTAACGCAACCAAGCGCGGGTGGGGTCCCGGCCTGACGTTAGATGCCAACATAGCCAAGGACTCCGCAGGTCAGGACTGGGAGAAGGTAGTTACCCTCCACTTCGACCCGACGATCACTCTCCTACAGATCGTTGACTCGCTCCGCTCTCTCGGCATGATTGACACCGTGTGGCAGGGTCGCACCCTGAAGGTGTACAACGCCGACAAGACGCAGGCCAGGGACCTGACTGAGTCGAAGCGCTGGCCCCTGGCCACCAGCCTGGCCGGTGCTCCCGAGGTGCGCACGTGGTCGGACATGTGCACGGACGTCCTGGTCAAGGGTGAGGGCGGCTTGACGTGGCTGATCCACAACGACCTCGCACCCAGGTCTATGCGCAGGGTCGAGAAGGTCGTTGAAGCCGGCGGCGTGGAGCTGGAGACCACTGCACGCATGGTGGCAGAGGCCACCCTGAAGTCTGGTGCCCACGTCAGCGAGGAGATCAAGCGCGAGTGGGTTGCCGCCGACGTGCACCTCCTTCCGTGGGTTGACTACCGCCTCGGTGACTGGCTCATGGTTGAGCGCCGCGAGGGCATGGAGCGCCTTCAGGTTGCGCAGGTGAGCGTCACTCAGGAGAATGGTATGGTCACTGGGCACACCACCTTTGGGACTGTCCTGGACAGTCTCCTTGGGCGTCTGACGAAGCGGACGAAGGGGATCGTGGGCCTGGCTACTACTGGCGGCTCTGGAGTGCGCCCAGCGCCTCCTGCGTCGAAGTACTGGCCCCTGCCCCCGCAGGGTCTTTCGGGGTCCAGTTCGGTAGTTATCAAGGCGTCTGGGTGGCCTGCGGCGATCGTCAACCTGACGTGGTCGAAGGTGGAGACCGACACCCTTGGGAGCAGGGTGGATGTGCGCTCCTACGAGATCTCGTGGGAGGACCCTCGGTACAACGTGAAGGGGGCCGGGTCCGTCACCATTCCCGCTGCCGACTCCCCCTCGGTCGCCATCCCTGACCTTGAGGTGGACACGACATACATATTCAGGGTGAGGGCCACCACCAGTGACGCCACCGGGTCTTGGTCTGCGCCCTTCCGTATCCACACGGCTACTGACGGGGAGCCGCCTCCGGTGCCGTCTAAGCCGGTGCTGTCTCAGTCGCTAGGTATCCTTGATGTGTACTGGGATGGCAGGGGCGCCCAGGGTCAGGGGATGCCTGCGGACTTCGCTGGGGTTGAGGTGTCGGTGCAGCTGCCGGGCGTGCCTGCCTCCACCCTAATGTCACTACCTACTCCTTTGCAGCGGACCGCCGTGGCGGGACTTGAGATCAAGGAGTACGAGGTCCGGTTGCGCTCGTACGACCGCGCAGGCAACAAGTCGGACTGGAGCGCCCCCGCGCGCATCGCCCTGGAGCAGTCGATCGACACGAACAAGATCGTCCGCTCCGTGGAGGAGAAGCTGGCTGCTAGCGACGTGGTTCAGCGGGCCGCCCGCGAGGAGGCCCTCAAGCAGACTCAGCACTTGTCCGAGGCTATGACAAGGGTTGCGCTATCCTTGGTGGAGACTGGACCTTACCCGCCAGACAGGGGAGAGGTCGACAAGAGTCAGTGGGTGTCCCCAGACGCCCGGGTATTCACTCTGAGGAAGAAGGGAGACTGACATGGCCTACAGGCCCAACGTCTGGAAGGATGGCCCTGACGGGCGTACCCCCATCACCGCTGCGGCGCTCACCAAGATCGAGGAAGGTATTCGTGTCGCCAGTGCTGCCGCCGACACCGCCTCAACCGGGTACATGGAGAACTCCAAGGCAGTCAGTTCCTTGACGACCAAGGCCGGCTCCCTTGAGTCCCTGATCAAGGTCATCCAGAGCCAGCTGGTCCCTATTGGCACGGTTGTCGCTTTCGCCGGGCAGGTGGTGCCGGACGGGTGGCTGTTCTGCTATGGGCAGGCATTGAAGCGCAGTGAATATCCAGAGTTGTTCGCCGCTCTCGGCACGACCGCCGGCGGTGGCGACGGGTCCACTACCTTCAATATCCCAGACTGGCGCGGGAAGGTACCCTACGGGCAGGGAGGTGACGGCCTATTTCTCCCGAACGTCACAGTCGGCGAGAAGGAGCACACCCTGACCGTCAACGAGATGCCGTCCCACGGCCACGAGATCGTGGACTCCAACAACGGCAACAACCGGTGGAAGGCGGCCGCAGCGGGCCAGGACATCGGCATCAACGGCAACGGCTACACGTACGCCACATCCGCCGGAACCACCGTTGAGGACAGGCGACCCTACGCCAACTACGTCGGAGGAAACCAGCCCTTCAAGATGCGCCCGTACGGCATCACCGCCTACATGATCATCAGGGCCAAGTAATGGCTGATATCAAGGACGAGTACATCCAGTGGCCAGGCCCAGCCACCTTCCCCTCAGCCACTACCACCCCCGCCTATGACCGTAGTGCGGACGGCAACACCACAGTCCACTCCCACAAGGGGTGGGAGTGGGTGGAGTCCCAGAGCCCGTTCGAGCAGGCCGCCGCCCAGCTGGCGCAGGCGACCATAGAGTCCGCTGTTACGCGCATGCGAACCACCTTCGGGCAGATCTACTACCAGAAAGGCAATGCTGACGACGAACCCGACTTCCGGGGCGAGAGTTTCGGGGACACCGTCCGCATCCAGGACCCCGCCACGCTCAACATCGTCGCAGAGTGGAAGTGGAACGGGGTCAAGTGGGAGCGGATGCGTGTAACCAGTGAGCAGATCAGCAACCTGGACGTGGGCCGCCTCACCGCCGGCTCTGCCGCCATCACTGAGATCGTGGCCAGGAAGATCGCCTCCGACGTCGGCAAGTTCATCCAGCTGACGACAGACCAGCTTACTGTGACCGGCAACGCATCATTCGTGAACGCCACAGCGAAGCACATCTGGTCGAAGATCGTCACCGCGAACGAGGGCGAGTTCGCCAAGATCACGTCGGGCATGATCGAGGCGAACGCCATCACTGCCGACAAGATCCGGGCAGGGGCCATTGATGGGAAGGTCATCACGGGAGCCCTTTTTCAGACCACTCGCGAGGGAAACCGCGGCCTGAAGATCGGGTCATGGGGTCTTACTACCTACGACAACAAGGGCAACCAGACCATGGGTATTGACGCCCGCACCGGCAGTATCCGTATCTCGGGTAACCTCGGCAGGGCCGACTCGTGGTCAGAGTGCTACTTCGACGACCTCGTGTGGGAGACGACCGGCACGGACGTGGAACACGATGGGGCTCGGATCGGCGTGGGCTTAGCGTTTGACTCCAAGATCGACAACTGGAAGAACGGCTCTATCGCCCTGCGTCGAGACTCTAAGGGTGAGCCGTCACTGCTGTTTCAAGCCCCTGTCAAGAGGGTCGGGAACAACACCCAGCCCACTATCACTATGGGCACCAAGTCCATCGACATGGATATCGGCGGCACCAAGGGCCGAAAGAACGCTGGCATCTGGCTGGATGATGAGTCCTTCATGTCCAGGTGCTCGTGGGGAGTGCTGCGCCTCACCAAGGACTCCAAGGGGTTCTACGATCGGAATGATGACCTTATCGTCGGGACCTCTGGCGATGGCTCCTGGGTGTGTGACCCCGCCAGTACGCGCGTGGCCTTGTGGGCGCGCAGAAGCCAGGTCGGCATACAGGCAGGAGGTAAGACCCACCTGTGGGTCGACGTGTCTGGAGTACATATCGGAGGCACCAAGAAGTTCTCCATGTACGTGCCGAAGATGTCCAAGGAGCGCGGCGGGCTCATGCTTGAGCACTCTGCGACTGAGTCTCCGTACGATGGCATCGAGTACTGGGAGAACATCAAGCTGGACGACTCCGGGGAGGCTAGGTGGGTGCTGCCTGACTATGTTCCCGCCATCGCCTCGAAGAAGGCTCCATGGATCGTGCTCACCAGCAGCGACGCCCGGGCGGCCCTGGACCGGTCTGGCGACCTGTGGCACGTAGACGTTACCGGCACTCCCGGCGAGACAGTGTCAGTCCTCGTCAAGGGCGCCCGCATGATCGACATGGAATTGGATGCCAGCGGTGAGCCCTCGATGAGAGACTATGCCCGGGAGTCCCCCTGGGCGCTCCCCCCGGTCGAGTCGGGCGCCGCGCCCGTTTCAGATGGGGGACTATACGCCGCCCCCTACGGACCCAGCGCAGACAGAAAGGAGTCAGACGACAATGAACCAGAACAGTAACGTACAGGTAGACGCCATGGCGGTAATTGACGCCATGGCCATGGAGATTGCCGCCCTCACCAAGAGGGCAGTGATTGCTGAGCAGCAGATCGCTATGCTCACCGCAACTAACACTCAGGAGGAACTATGACAAATGCTGCTGTGACCGACGTCCAGTGGTCCCCCAACTACTCCAGTGGGCGCCCATACGGCGACGTTGACTCAATCACGATCCACCACTGGGGCGTCGATGGGCAGTCACACCAGAACGTGGTGAACTACCTCTGCCGCGATGACGGAAACTCCTCGGCCCACTACGTCGCCAGTGCTGGCCGCGTGACCCAGCTGGTGCACGACTATGATCGGGCTTGGCATGCCGGTCCCGGCGGGAATCCCCGCTCTATCGGGATCGAGTGCCGTCCCGAGATGTCATCCGGGGACGTGCAGACCGTGATTGGTCTCATTCGCGCCATCCGTGCTGAGCACGGCAACATTCCTGTTGTCGGTCACCGCGACTGGATGGGCACCGAGGGCCCGGGCCGCCACGATCCGCACCCGGCTGAACTGGCCA